CCTGTAGTTAATGTAGACACCAAAGCCATACCCGCAGAAACAGCCATGTTAATCTCCTATGTATTTAGAGTATAGAGTTTCTGAAGAAGAGAACCCAAGGAATTGCATAATCTTGTGGAAGGGTTTATGGTTCTTAGTGTTTACAACGAGAACAGATACACCGTCTTCCTTAAGACAACCTTCAGCAAACTTAATTAGTTTAATACCTGTGAAGCCTTTTCTGTGGCTAGGTTCCAAATAGATCAAGTCGTTCTTAGCAAACAGGTGGTCTTTATAGTGGATATGCGGTGATACAAAAACAACGAAGTAACCAACCAGAACACCTTCGTCTCTAGCCGTGAAGATTTTTAGTTTACCTTGCTCTTGTAGGGCGTAGTAAGCATCCCAGTCAGGGTTAATCTTAATCTTGTCTTTGTTTAGTGCAACTTCTTCCCAGTGAGCCTCAAGCAAACCTTTAGCATCCTCAACCACACTATCAAGAAACTCTTGCTGGTATTTAACTGCCACTCTTCCGACCCCACACAATCTCTTTATCCTGAAGGCTTTCAACAAAGTCTAAACCTAGATCGCCAGAGTACAAAGACTTCTGATATGCGGATGTGAACCTAGCAACCCTAGCTCTTTCAAGGTCAACCAGCTTATTCTCTAGTGTCAACTGGACAGTACAAGTATCCGCAGTTTCCTCAATGTTCATCTGATCCATATAACCAGAGAAGATTTGAGACAAGTTTGTACTGCCAGCTTCCAGACTAATCTTAGAACCATCTTCCAGAAGAATGTAGTCAGAACTCTCTAGCAGAATAAGACCTTTGGAGAAGTTACCGAAGTAGATGTTAGCCTTACGCCCCTGATAAGGTTCACTGAGGGCCAGAGACAGAACCTCTTGAGGGATACCGCTCAAAGTAAGAGAAGCCCCTTTAGCTGCAATCTCTGTAGTCTCCTCAACAGAATCAATCTGAAGCATTGACCCTGTGCCATACCACTCCTGACCTTGGTAAACCAGAGTGCCATAGCCAGTCCAAAGTCTTAGGGTCTGGTCTCCATCGAATAGCATCTCTACAGCAAAGAAAGGGTAGAGGACATCATCATCCAAACTATCAATGGTAGACTGTGAAATATCTCTTGTTGACATACTCTATCCTATCTGTAATTATTCAGAAACCTTTAGTCTGGCCTCTTGTCGAGCATCTTTAATTTCTTGCGGTGTGGGAACACCTGTTTCCATTTCCCTAACAAGATACCAATCGGTAGAAGCCAAGTAATCTTTGGCCTCTTTGTTGATAGCCTCTTGCTTTGCCTGAGCAGTCTCTTCCGCTTTCATTTCTGTGGTCTTGACATTAGAGAAATTGATGTTACTCATCTGTTGGTTCCTCTTCAAGTTCAGGCTCCGGTTCTTCTTCTAGTTCCTCTTCAGGCTCTAGCTCAGGTTCAGGTTCTACATCATAAGGCGGAAGAACAACATCGCCCTCATCAATAGTTACCATCTCAGGAAAGCGGGTTTCCTCTGGGGCATTGGCTCCATGCGGCAACATCAGGGTAAGACAGATTTCTCCATCAATACGTTCAACGTCAGATGCTAGCCAAAGGCAATCAACGTCATCCTTGGGGAGTGTTGCGCCATCAGGCAGAGGCCCAAAGTCAAAGGCTTCACCGTCAATAGTGAGAACGTCACCTGATACAGAAGCTTCATATTGGTTATTCATGCGGGCTGGTGTGAATGATAATTTCATGTGTTTTATCCCCCTATTTCCAACGGCCAATGGCGCACACACGAAGATTGCGCACTGTGGCATCTGTAGTCCCACTTAGCACCCGCATACTCACACTTGTGTTGCTCGGAGACTGCAAGCCAATCCAGTCGCTGTCTTGCTGCACCTGACCAGCAACAACGGGGTTTGCTACAAAACTTGCAGGGAAGGTCCACGTTACTAAGGAGCTGCGATAGATGCCACCATGTGAAAGATTTGGCGCAGCTCCTGTTATCCCACCCACAGTAGTACAAATCTGCGTACCATCAGGGAACCTAACGTATTCACCATTGGCATTACTTCCGCGTTCGATGTCCCCGTGACGCAGGACTGTTAAACCGCCCTCATTCCCATCGCTGTCGAAGGTATAGCGTTTCTCATTAGCCCCGCCAATGTCCGCAACAACGTTAAGTGTCCCGCGAGGCCCAAACGGAACAAGGCGTACACCTTCAGAGTAGTCAGACAAAGCCCATCTAATTGAGCTGTTGCCACTATTAGAGGCTGTAAAGCGGATGTCGCCAGTAAAATCAGCACCAGACAGTTCAGCGTAACGAGCGTCACCTTTCTCACGGGTGATTACTGTCGAAGCACTATTAGCAGCAGTACCAGCAGCATCAACCTGAGCAACACTTGCCTCTGAATCATCTCTGAAACGGAAAAGGGTAGTGCCTTGATTATTAGAGTCTAGGAAAGAAGGGCCGTTGTCTCTCAAGAAATTCAAAGTGGAACTTGAGCTATTGCCTACATAGTTCTGACTAGCACCCAGAGTAACATCACCAGTAAAATCAGCACCGTCTACATCTTTAAACAGTTCTCCACGAGTAATCTTCTTGGTTTGCCCAGCAGAGGAATCTACAATAGCAATAGTGTCATTAGCATCACTTACGTTAGCACCTGTGATATTCGTCAGTTCAGAGATTTTCTTATCAGCCATATTCTTATCCTGAGATTACTTCTACAGCCTCAAAAGAGATACCGTAGAAACTTGCGTTGTTAATTGACCAAGCAGACACGTTCTGGTTCAACCTGAAGACCCCCTTGGGACTGTCCGTAATAGCTGTCTCAGAGGTGTAGTCAGACCTAAGCGCAGGCCAGATTTCCAGTTGACCATCTCCGGTTTGATCTATAAGAACTTGGTGTAGTTTAGCAGAGGAACCTGAACCCAACTGAATGTAGTCACCAGCTAGGAGAGAGCCTGTCATAGTTACATCAACCGTATCATCACCAGCAGAGCCAGTGACAGCACATGAGGTAACAGTACCACGAGGGCTGGCATAGTCAGGGTCTCCTAAGAGGAAGGTGCCTGTCTGACCCTTAAGAGCCACAAGCATAGCCTTCCACTCAGCGGCCTTATCTCTACGTACCGAAGGGATAGTGACTGAGGCTTCCCACTTCTGACCTGTGTGGGCGATAACCTGCTGTTTGTAAGTAAAAGGAGACTGAGAGGTAGAGACCGCATTAACTGCACGTAACTCAATACTCTCAATCCCTATAGTTGTAGGTGTATCTAGTGGATAGCTGATCGCCATATTACCCTCTTATCATCCGAATGTGTTCTTCATGGCACCACCACGTCTACGAGCGTCCATAACCGACTGTTTAGCCATGTTAGCAATAGAAGGTGCAGCCTGAGCAATGATCTTCTTAACTGAGTCATCACCGTTAGCTTGGAAGTTGAAGTTCTGAACCACAGTAACACCCTCGCCAGCAGAAGAACCAGCCTTTGTGTGGTCTACTACAGTCTCTCTAGGGTGAAGCATAGCGAGATAGCCACCACGACCATCCATACCGCCAGAACGAGGGCCAGAGCCAGTGTATCCACCACCGTCAAAACTAGAGATTGCTTTTCCGATGAAACCCATGATACCGGAGCCTGTACCCGCATTGCTGTCAAACGAACCAACCAAACGCTGTACCACAAGGACATCGTAGAGTTCTTTGATGACACTTCTAGCCATATCCTTGAAGGCGTCCTCTACAGACTTAGTACCTTCAACCATAGCCATGAAACCGTCTTCAAGAGCGGACTGAGCAGTGTCATAGATACCTTGGAGTTCCTGACGTTTCTCTACCATCTGGTTGTAGGCTTCTAGTTCAGCCACAGCTTGATCGATAGCAGCTTGAGAATACCCTACGCTAGAGTTAGCAATAGCACGTTCTACCTCTTGACGTTCCTTAGTTTTACCTAAGAGTTCTGTGTCAAGTTTGATACGTTCCCTAAGTTTAGCTAGTGGGTCTTGTTGGGAAGCTCCTCCGCCACGTCTGGTTGTCATCTCCGAAATAAGATCGTCTACAGTCTTATAGCCCAGTTGAGACGTATAGTCTGTAGAAGCTCTAGGGTCTCCCCCTCTGCCGGAGTAAGTTTTAGAGGCTTGCAGGTTTAGTTTGCTTATGCTAATAACAGAAGCTCGGATTTGAGCAGCATAAGCGTTTTGCAGGGCCATCATGTGACTGTGAACCCTGTCAGCTACAGCCATCCTTGCGGCCTCTTCTTTAGCTGCGCCCATTTGAGCCTGCTGAATTGCAAGCTGTCCGTTGTGGAATATCCTGTCTCTCTCTTCTTGAGCGAGCTTCTGTATTTGAGACCTAGACTCCCCATAAAAAACGTACTGCTCTTGATAAGCTTTAGCGTTAGAGGCTCTTTCCTGTTCAGCTAAACTTGCAAGTTCTTTGGAGGACGACAAAATATTTTCATAGTAGGTTCTCTGTTCTTGGGTCATATTATTGACGCCGCCAGTGATCCTAGCTATAGCTTCAGCCAAACCTGTAGCTGCTTGCGCTTTATCCTCAAGACTTACAGCCTCCTCAAGGGACTTCTGTAGGTTGATAATTTCTGGGATTGCCTCACTACTGATTCTCTTTAAGCCGAAGAAATCTCTGTAGTTTTTTGCAATGTTTCCGCTAACTCTTCCTGATACTTCAGACACATCCGTAAATGCGTTAGCTATTTTATCAAACTCTTCGTCCAACTTTAGAAGCTTTAAAGCTTGCAACTCTTTAATTGCAAAAGTAGCCTCTTTGGTAAGATTCCCAAAATCTTCATTAAGCTGTTTTGTGCTAGCGGAAGCCAGTTTGGAGATAGCCTCGTAACCTTTAATCGCTTCGCTCAAACCCTCAAACTCTTTGGCTAGAGATTTAGCATCTTTACTCGTCCTCATAATGGCAGCGCCAATGGCAGTTACCAAAGGAATAGCGATACCTAAGCCAGCAGAAAGGCCGACAAGCGCAGTCCCGCTGAGACCCATGAAGGAGTTAAACATAGGCAAAATGCCTACAAGTTGTGTAGCCTGTTGACCAAAAGCAACCAAAGCATTTTGACCAGACTGAACTTGAACTAAGAAGTCTCCTACCTGATAGCCCGTCTGCTGCATTGCTACACCAAACTTGTTCATCTTCTTACCAGAGGAGCTGGCTAAAGAGCCTGTATTTCTCAGAGCTTTATCGGTGCGGTCTAATTCCTGATTGGCTTTTTTAAGTTGTGTACTGTCCACTACATACTTAAGATCAATAGTATTACTAGCCATTAGCCACCCTCATATATACTGCATCAATACGCACAACAGCCTCAACATCTCTAGCGTCAAGTGGCGTATCCGTCAGTTCTTTCCATGCTTTAATTTGTTCGTAAGTAATCGGGTTAGGTCCGCTATAGCCAGCACTTCTACTGTTGCTTAACGAAATAAAGGCAGACCAGACATGAGACACTAACCGAGGAAAGTCTGGTCCCTCCAGTTCTTGTGGCTTACGTCCGATCTGCCTCTCTACTTCTTGTAGGTGTTCACGTTCAGTTACACCATTTTGATCGGGTTTATTCAGTTTGAACGTATGTTCAGCGAAGTCTTCTAGTTGGCCTATCAGGCTTTCGTAAAAACTTCAGTGTTATTCAGGGCCTCTTCAATCTGAGGTTTCAGCCAGAACAACTCGTCGTAGATAGCTTTAGCCTTAGCCACAGTTAGCTTAGGTTGCTTATCATCGTAAGTAATCTTCCAAGACTTAGTAACTCTGGACAGCAACTCTAGGCTGGCTTCCTCTAGGTCTTGTGCGGTGAAGTTTGTGTTACCAGAGCCTTGTGCAGCCTTGAGGCGCTTGTTGGTTTGCTCATACAGCACTTCTTTATAAGCCTTAGAGTGAGGTGCATGAAGGACAATAACCATATCGCTACCATCCTTGTTAGTCAGAGGTTCACCATTCACTGGGTGCTTAACTACAACCTCTACTTCGTCACTCTTAGGTGCAAAATCTTTCAAATCCATAGTCGGGTTCCTTTATGTATAAGTCGGGTATTATATAGTGGGGCCAGCGCCACCCGACACAGCACCAGCCCCTCCCTTGCGGGATTCTTATGAACGAGTAATCTTCAGGTTAGTTTCCTCAGTAGAGTCATACAGAGCAACAAAGGACATATTGATGATACGGCTGTTAGGGCCATCCACACCAACGTCAGCAGAGTTGATCTTGACACGAGGGAACAAGAAGGTATAAGTGTTAGTACCAGTAGGGTCATCTACAGATACGGACAGTTCAGTTTCAGTCTCGTTAAGGAAACGGTTAATCAGTGCAGCATCTTCAAAGTACGCAGTGATAGTACCTTCAATCTCAGCACGACCTACTTCCAAACAAGGGGCACTATCGTCACCAACAACAAAGGTAGGTGCGAAGGAGTTGTTCAGGGTGAAGTCGATACCAGTCACAATAGCTACGGCAGAGGAGGCACCCACGTTACCGATAGCCAAGTCACCAGAGTAAGCATCAAAGGGCGCATTACCAGAGGCAGCATCTTGGGTCTTCTCGGTCTGACCGATAGTCATGTCTTTACCAACCATACCGAAGGTAGTCGTGACCATCTGGTTAGGTGCGATAGACAACGCCATAGTAGATACGGTGCAACCAGTGAACAGGCGGGCTTGGTCGATGTCAGCAGCGTAGTCTTCAATAGAGAAGTATTTAGGGGTGGTGCCTACCTTGAGCACATCAGTAGCCCAAGTGTTAAGCATAGCCGATTCAAGGAAAGCGTCGTAGTCGCCTTTACGGAGGTCAACAGCAATGTCACCACCGGACTGACGGTTGCCATGACGGTCAACACGAGGCATACGGTCAGCTTGAATGTCGTTACCAGCTACTCGGTCTTTAGTTAGGTTCAGCGAGTGTGTGCTGAAGGGAAGGTTCGTAAAGTTACCAGCAGGGGTAGTGCCGAAAGTAGATTCGACAATATAAGAAAGGCTGGAACGAGAACCCTGTGCGAAACAAGTCATCTAAGTCTCCTAGTTGAAGATGAGCCAGCCGATGTTGACTGGAATTAAATACCAAGGAGCATCAGTTAGTCCAATGTCTCTCTCAGCGTAGTCAATACAAACAGTGTAGTCATCACTGCCATCATTGTAGGTAATGTCTGTGGTGGCCTCAAAACCTTCTAACAGCTTCTCTACAATGTCTTCACAAGCAGCAGGGCCAGAACCTTCAGGGGCATACACATTAAGTGCAAGTATTCCTCGGTACTCCTGTTGCGGGTTACGGCCTCTTACAGCGGGTCTACGTGTCACAGGCATATAGGCTACACGAATGAAGCTCTGCCCAGTTGTAGGCTCGTAAGAGACGTTCTCATAGGCAATGTCGGGTAAGCCGGAGATGTTGGATAGGTGGGTCTCTAGTGCGGCCCTAATCTTTCTGTTAATGTCAGCCACTACTCTTAAACTCCTTTAGTCTCCCAAAGATACGGTATCCGTTAAGTGGGGTTTCATTGCCTTTGGGTCCGGTAGGGCCTTCAATACCGTTCTCTACAAACCTAGCATGATTGGAGTCAT